ATGTCCGTCGTTCACATACGAAGCGTACGAGGCAGAATTGTATACCTTTGCAAGATACCCATGCCCAGCAACAAATCGGGCCGGTTCTGCCCCCCAGCTGCGCCTCATATGTTCACTGTCTGCTATGATTTCCTTGCCCCCGACTTGGCGCCGTTGTACACCTTTTACCGGCGTGTTCGCCTTCGCTACTGCGATATAGCTCGCTGCAAGCTTGTTGACCGCCCGGGATTCTACCGTCCGCACTATCTTCGGCAGCGTGGCTTCTTCAATCTGCCCCACGAATTTATCAAACCGCGAGAAATCACAATCCACTTTAGCCATCGTGTTTCACCCGATTCTCCAATACAATCTCTTGATGATCACTGTATACCGCAGGCACTCCGGAAGCTGTGAATTCCAGCGTCCGGCCCTCGTGGGTAACTGTGATAACTGATCCGGCTTTAATCACCAGCTCCGGGGCAATAAACAAGGTGATGGTCTGCATAAATTCCGCAATACCATCACCCTGTTTCGCTTCAGGAAAGTTCTTGTATGACAGCCGGCATGAGTACGGCCCTGTCGTGACAGTTTGATTAATGATCCGTCCGGTAACCGGATCCGGCGTGGATTGCACTTCTGTGCTAATCGTCGCTGTATCACGGTACAGCCGTTCTACCGCACGTCGTTTGATTGCTACCACCTTAGCCGACGGAAACATGATAGATCACGCTCCTTTGTCAGCACCGAGATAAGGGAATTCAGTCGCGCTTCCGGGTTAGACCCACCCAGCTCTACCGTTGTATCCCCTTCCTTGATGCTTTTCACCACGTCCAGCGCCTCGTCCCCGAGGATTTTTTCACGGTTGATCATCAGAAACTGCCCGGCGGTCACCATCTCCACCATAGAGACCAGCTCTTCCGGTAGATCGGACAAATTGCAATCGTTCAACACGTGCTGCACTTCCGCAGCATACAGATACTTCAACAGCGGTTCATCCTCTGCGGTTATCTCGTAGCCTGTATACCCTTTTATGAGCAAGGCAATAGTATCCTTGTCCATAATGGTCACCCCTGCAGCGCCGCAATAATCTCTGCTTTTGTGTTTTGCTCTGTAACATCAATTTCCAGCTCTTCCGCTTTCGCCAGCAGCTCCGCCTTGGTCAGTTTTGATAAGTCTTCTTCCGACGCCTGGCTTTCGTCCAGCTTAAACCCTTCCGCCAGCAGCTTGTCCCTGCGAAATTCGCTGTCCGCGTACTGCACTTCGTTCAAACGAATCAACCTAAACATGCGCTACCTCCTTACGCCCCGGTGTTAACCCATACGCCCGCCAGCTTGTTGTTCGGGATCCAGATATCATGATATTTGCGATAGTCCAGTTTCCATGCGTCCGCCTTCTGGTTCACGTTCGGTTCAAAGATACGTACCTTGTCCGTTTTGGAAATCGCGATAGGTGCCCTGCGTGCGATAATAATCCAGTTAATCCCTTTCGCCGTGCCATCCGCTACGAAGCCGCCAGCTTCCTGCCCGGAAGTAGTGCCGTCTTTAAACACATACGCAGTCTTCATGCGCAGGGACGGAACACCGAAGATGGGGATTTCATTGTACGTCTTGACCTTCGTATCAACCACGCCGGCTTTGAACTGTGTGGTGTCCAGGAATCGGGTGATTCCGTCTGCCGTGTTCATAATGGTGCGAACAGGAGTAGACATGATGATCACCAGCGGTTCATCTTCCCCAACGACATCACGGATATTAGCAATGTCCGCATCCAGCTGACCTAAGATATTCGCTTTGCTCGGCGTGAACGTAGCAGTCTCGTG